ACACCGTCTTTGAAAGCATTATTCATTGTACTTTCTAAATTATTTAATGCTCCATTTAACTCATTAATATTATTAGAAAGCTCATTTTTTGCATTTTCTATATTTTTTGTAGCAATGTAGTCTATTGCTATATTTACTTTTTCATTATAGGAACTCATTGCTGTATTATGTTCTTTAAAAGCATTGTTAAGAGTTGTATTATCAGCTTCAACTAATAATCCTGTTTTATCCAAGATATTATTTATAACTACTACTAAAGAATTATATTTTGAAATATAATTATTATAAGAACTTTCTAACTCAGTTTTTACATTACCAGTAAGAGCTTCATTGTTGTAGACTACATCATATTGCTTGTCTACATTTAACTTACTGGTTTCTAATGTTTTTAAATTTTGCTTTATAGCATTTTTCTCAGCATCAGATAAAATACCGTCTTTAAAAGTTCCATTCATAGTTTCTTCTAAACCACCTAATGCACCTTGTAGTTCTTGTAACTCTTTTGATAGAGAACTTGATACATTGTCTACTTTTTTATTAGCAATATAGTCAATGCATATATCAAAATGTTTAACTAAATTAGCAAAACTTGTATTGTAAGAATTTATATCATTTTGAAATTTAAGTCTTTCTTCATCTGTAATCTTTTTATCGTCAACTATAGTATTTATAGTATCAACAACAGAAGAGAATTTAGTATCAAAATCTTTCTTGGCATTAGCTAATTGAGTTTTTACATCTCCATCTAAATCAGAGTTATTATAAATAGTTTCATACTTAGCATCTATTTCTAGCTTTTCTTTGTTAAGTCTATTTATATTATCGGCAATAGTTATAGTCTCAGCTTCATCAATAATACCATCACCTAAAACTCCTTCAACTTCTGAAATAACATCATCTATTCTATCATTTGCACCTTTTATTTGTTCTTGTAACTCTAATTTTGTAGCTTCTATACTTTTTATAGTTACATATTCAGATGCCTTACTTATATTATTTATAAGTATAGAAAGAGATGAGTTTAATTCAGTAAATGAATTGCTCATATTTTCTCTATCATTATCATTTATAAGTGTTTCCTTATCTAAGATATTTTGTATAACACTTAAAACATTATTATGTTTAGAAACAAAATCATCATAACTATTTTTTAAATCTACTTTTAAACTTCCTTCTAAGTATACATTTGAGTATAATACTTCATATGTCTTATCTATATCTGCTTTTTCTCTATTTAGAGTTTCTATATTTTGCGATATAGATTTTCTTTCTGCATCATCTATAACATTATTTTTAAAAGTTCCATCAATGTAGTCATTTAGTCCACTAACATCATTTCTTATTTTATCAATATTATTAGACAATTCATTCTTTGCACTATTTACTTTATTAGTTGCTATAACATCAATAGATTTATTAGCCTGAGTGTAGAAGAAAGAAAGAGCTTCATTATGTTTAGCAATAGCACTATTCATATTTGCTCTATCAACATTGTCGATTAATTCTTCTTTTTCTAATATACCATTTGATACATTTACAACCTCATTATACTTAGAAATATAATTATCATAATGATTTTTTAAATCTATTTTATCTTGTCCTGTTAGATAAGTATTTTCATACAGTTCTGTGTATGTTTTATCTATATCTAATTTTTCCCTAGATAAATTTTCTAAATTTTGCTTGATATTTTCTCTCTCAACTTCATCTAGTATATTATTTTCAAATGTTCCATCTAAAACCTTATCTATACCTTCAATAGTATCTTTTACTCCGTTTATACTACTTTGAAGTTCCTCCTTAGCCTTTTCCAACTCAGCTTTAGATGTATTAAATGTAATATCTTCTATAGCCTTGTTTATTAAAGCAGAAAAATATGCAAGAGAGTTAGCATAGGCTTTAAACAAAGTATCAACTTCTAATTTTTCAGCATCATTAACCATATCATCTGATATTACATGATTAATCTTTTCTTTTAACTCACTATGCTTACTACAATATTCATTGTACTTAGCAGTTAATTCAGATTTTAATTCCTCAGATAAGTTTAAATCTTCTGATATAGAATTATACCTTGAGTCTATATCCACTTTTTCCTTATCAATCAAACCTATCTTTTCTTGAAGAAGTTGTTTCTCTGCTTCATCTATTATTCCATCTTTAAAAGTTGTATTAACAGTATTTTCAAAATTATTAAGTGCTATACTAACATCTTTAATTTGATTTTCAAATTCAATCTTTTGAACACTCATATCACTTTTAAAATCACTTTCAACCTTAGAAACAGATAATTTTATTTCATCAGATTTTATATTTATGTTAGCCAACTCTTCCGTTATAACTCCACCAAGTCCAAGTATTATGACATCATCACAAGTTTTCTTTAATTCATTAATTCTTAAATTATACTTAGCAAATCCATCTATTATAATAGTATTTTCAGTAGGTGTTATAATATCATCTATAGTAGCATTTGTTATGTTGTTACATAAATTATCATGTGCTATCTGTAGAGCTTGTTTAGCTGATTCTATTGCTACAACATCTTGTGTTTGATTGTTATTTTCAGCTATTAGTTTAACTGTATCAACAAGTCCGTCAAGTACAGTTTTCTCATTTGTTAATATACCTAACTGAGTTTCTATCTTAACTTTTTCCTCAGATGTTATTTCATTATTTTTAAAATAGCCTGTTAATTCACCTTTAAAAGTACCTAAAGTAGAATTTAACTTTATAATAGAGCTATTTAAGTCTTCTCTTAATTTATTAGTTTCTTTATCATCATTATATTTTTTAGAAACTTCTTTGACAGATAAATCTATTTCTTCAACAGTTTGCTCTATTTTAGAAACTTTATCAATTAAACTTCCGTCTGAACTTTCCCCTGAGTTACCTACAATCTGCTTAATTCCGTCAATGTCTTGTTCTATTGCAACAAATTTATTTCCAAAGTTTTCATTTTTTTCGTATAATCCAAAAATCCTATCTTTAATAGCTTGAACATTATTTCCATCATAATTAATAGAAAAATCTTCTGTAGTAGGAGGAACTTCAGTTGCAACACCATTATCATTTATTAATACTAAATGTTGCTTAGTTGATCTGTTTGGCATAATGTTTGAAGCATTTAACTGGTTTGGTAAATCTGCATTCCAATAAACATATTTTAAGTTTGTTGAAAAATCCTGCACCATATAAAGCTCACCATTCCATATTACTGACACACCAGTTGCATGGATATAACTAAATGTGGGTACATTATTATATAAAGCCATATCAAGCCACCTCCTTATACATAAGTTCTTTCATAATTTTTCATATTTAATCTATTATATTTTTGTTCATTCATTAGATAAGTTTTCCTTTGGATTGTTCTCATAGCCAAACTTCCTTCTTTTAACTTATCAGCTATAGTTCTTAAGTTTTTATCCTTATACTTCTTATTAGATAAAGTTATAATTAAACCGTCATCCTCAGAGTTTGGTTTCTGAGTATAATCTGTTACAAATAAAAAGACCTCTTCATCAAGGTCTTCATCATAAAGTATTATAATATCACCTAAACCTAAATCACCTTTCCAATGTATCCTAAAACTATTATCCATTATCCTAGACATAAAGTTTTTTACATCTATATCATAATCTGTAGTTGGATAGCATTTTAAAGATAATTCTCTCTTACCTGTTGCCAATAAGTCTTTTACATCTAAAAATGAATCATTTGAATATGTATCGCAATATATGAACTCTTTTAACTCCTCTAAAGTATTTTCAGAAAATATAAGCTCACCATTTTGATCAGTTGCAGTTTCTCTTTTGCATAGTATTGTTATCTCTAATATACTTGAAGCCAAATTTTCAATATCTTCTTCAAGATGTTTGACTTCAATTTCTAAAATAGTTTGAGCATCTATTTTTTCAGATATTTGAGCCATTATAAGAGCTTCATTTACAGTATCCCCATTTGAACTATAGGCTTCTTTAATGCCTTTTAAAGCTCTAATCTCATCATATATAACATATAAATCAGTTTTCTTTCTGATTAATAATTCTTGTTTTTCTTGCTTTCTTTTTATTAAATCTTCCCAAATAACAGACCTAATCTCAACCATTTCATAATACTTTTTTAAATCATTTATAAGTTCTTCACTCATTTCTCCATTATTCATAAAATATGAATAATCCTCTAAGTATGGATACCCAGTAACCGTTGCTCCTATAATATCCATTTCTTCACTTCCAATAAGTGTAAGTCTAGTTACAATATCTTCACTACTAACTACTCTTGATAAACTTTTTATATAATTATCATTGGATAAATATAATTGAACATTTTCTCCAACTGTATTAATATCATATAAATTAATTTCTTTTTTATCTGTATCATAAGTAGCTATGCAATTATAACTTTCACAAATATCTGTTTCAATATAATCATACCATCTTTTATTAACAGTAGTTTGTATTCTTACTTTTTCCGTTTTATTACCTTCTACATCTATATCATATAAAACAGTGTCATCTATATGACCAAACTTCCAACCTGTTTCATCTTTCATATGGTCATTTAAAGAATATATTTCTAAATCTTCATCAGGTGTAATAAGCCTAAAAACTATATCCTCAACATTTATGTCTATTTTCCCTAATTTATATTCTCTTGAATATGCTGTAATACTTTTCTTTAGTTCATTTGTGTTGAAGGTATTTGTTTTAATTACAAAATAATCTTCTCCATTAAGACATATCAGCCTTTCATCCTTAATTTCATTCCACAGTGGATTAATCACATCTTCCATAAATCCATTTTTAATAGTCTTTGGTATAGTTAATTCTATTTTATCTATTTCATTTAAACTTCTTGTAATACTATCAACATACTTAACATCTATTGGACTTATAGGAGATTTATTAACTTTGCATAACTCTAATTCAAAGTCTCTATCTAATTTATTAATAAAAATTCTATTCATAAGCATTACACCATAATTGGACAATGGACTTTAAAGGTAATATCACAGTCACCTTCTACTAGCATTGTATTATCACCTTTTATAAGTTCTATCCATTTCCTATTGCTACTCATTATTAAATTTTCATTATTATCATTAGTGATAACTCCTGTTTCATTGTCTATAACAATTGATTTACTAGACTGAGTGTTAATTACAAAAGGAGCTTTTTGGGTAGTTAAGTTTGTTATTTGAATTGTTTCACTAGATATATTACTTAACTCTATAATAGGTTTACAAGGCTTATTTATATTACTATTATTTAATAAAACAAACTCACCAACTGGCTTTTCAATTTTTTTAACATAGTTTCTATATCCATAACCACTTAAAGCTTTAAATGTAACATCTATAAGACCTTTCATATCAGGAGTAAATCTTTTTTTATATCCTATACCTTTTAAGAAATATACTATATCCTTATTATCTTCACTTATAAACTCTAAGTATTCATCAGCCATAAGCCACCCTAAAATACTTTCTAATTTCTCATTATTCCAAGGCAGTGGTTGATCTACACTATCTACATAACAAAAGCTAAGGACTATTTCACTTTCTTCTCCACTCATATAAGAAATACCGTATTCATTTAATACATCTGTACTTTCAGATACTAAAAGAACTCCTAAGTCTTGTGAATATAAGCCATTATAGTAAAACTTATCTGAATAAAAAATCATTGTACCACCCCCTATATTAAAAAGGAGTAGGGAAACCTACTCCTTATTTTTATTATCTTATTGCTCCTGCAATTTGATTTATTATATCTTTAGTTAATTTTTCTCCGTAGCTTTCAAGAGTCATTAATACATCATTATCAACATTTCCTTCTATATGAATTAATGGAGAATCAAATCTTATTTCAGGACTATAATTATTTTGAATAGGCTTTGTATAACTTTCCATACTTACTCCTGAAATAGTTCTACTAAAACTTGAAGCACCTGATAGTACCGCAAATTGTTCCAAGTCTAATTCTTTAATTATCTTGTTAAGTTCTTTAACTGTATTTTTTGCTATATCTAAGTTAGTTATTAACTCGGATTTTATAACAGTTCCCATAACTCCAAACAATTCACCAGTATCATTGGCAAATTGTAACATAGCATCTTGAAGGTCTTGTACACTTCCATCTATTCCTGTAAATATACCAGTTTGTAATGCTTGTGCAACCATTTCAGCTATCTTACTATCTGACCATTCTTTCTCAAGCTCTTCTATAGCCTTATCATTTTCTTCTTCTATTCTTTCACTCTCTTTATCAAACATATCATTGATATCACTATCAATTTTATTTTGAGTGAATTTATCTAACTCCTTTTGAGCATCAGCTAATAGCTTTTGTAGCTCCTTAACTTTCTTTTGCCCTGCCAAAGAAGTATCTTTCATTGCTATATCAAGTTGCCTTTGTATATCATTTATTTCTAATAATTTATCTTCATACTCATTTTTGTAATCAGTTTCTTCACGATATTTATTATAGGCATCCTGTTGCTTTTTAAGAGCTTTTATCTTGGCATCAGTTTCCTTGTTCATTGCATCTATTCTGTCTTCAACTTGCTTTTTATACATTTCAGTAATTTTATCTTCAATTTCCTTAGTTGTATTAAGCTGTTCTTTTAAGACATCTTTATATGTATTCTCAAGGTCTAGCCAATCACTTTCAATACTAGGTAATCTATCATTTTGAATATCAAAGTATTCTTCTAACTTATCTTTAACTTCCTCAAAATCATCAGATGAGTTAGCTATACTTTCAAGTTGTTCTACATAATTTGTAATATCTCCATCTGCATCAAATGTAAATCCTAGTTGACCTAACTCCATTTGAAGAGTATTCTTTTTATTAGTAAAGAACTCCCAATGTTTTTGTAATTCTATTTGTTGTTCTTTTATTAACTCAAGTTTTTGACTTAATAAATCTAACTTATCCTTGCCAGTTGCATGTTTAAGTTTTTTATCTATTAAATCAAGTTTATGAGCAAGGTCATTAAACTGGTCAAGCAGTGCTTCAATTTTCGCTTCATTTAAGAATTTTTCTAATTCTTTTCTAGCTTCTTCTATAGCATCTTTTGTATCTTCTATGGAATCTTGAACACTCCACCAATCTTCTCCAAGGTCAGCTATTTTATCACCTAAGCTAGTATGTTTATCTATAAGACCTTGTAAATACTCCATTAGAGCAGGGTCTTCTTTAAAGCTAAGGATAAATTCAGGATTTCCTATTGAGCCATCAGGATGAATTATAAACCCTTTTGAATTTAAGAAGTTAGCTATTTCTTGCCTTTGCTGTCTATATTCATTTGCCATTTGATGAAGTTTATCTTGCTCTTCTTTTAACTTATCTATCTTATCATTTAATAAACCTTCTTTCTTGCTACCAAAGGCTTTATCAATTTCTCTTTCTAGTCTATTGATTTCAGTCTTTATCTTTTTAAGAGCAGTATCTAGTTTAGAAATATTTATTTCTAATACTAAATCAGACATTTCATCTTTTGCTTCTAAAGTAGCAATTCTAGCTTCATCTATTGCTTCTCTTAGTTCCCACCATTCTTCTTGAAGGTCAGGTATTTTACTTTGAGTTAATTCTATATACTTCTCTAGTTGTTCAGTTATTTCTTCATATATTCCACTGTTTTTAAAGCTCTCTAGGTGTTCTATATTACCTATACTTCCATCACTGGAATTAATTATAAAACCTTGTTGATTTAAAAATTGCCCTATACTTTTAGCCTGTTCCCTATATTGGTTAGCTAAATTATGAACTTCTTTTTGCTGTTTCTTTAATAACTCTATCTTCTTCTTGAATAACTTATCTTTTTCATCTCCAAAAGCATATTCAATCTGTTTATCTATTAAGTTAATTGCATTAGATAATTTATCAACTTCTGCTTCAAACTTTTTAGCACCTATCTCAAACTTAAAATTCTTAGCATCTATAGTTGCTTGAATTATCTCCATACGAGCTTCATTTATTTGTTGTTGAAGTTCGTACCATTCCTTAGTAGCACCAGTAACACCCTTAGAATTATTATTAACATACTCTTCTAAGACTTCCTTAGTTTTTTCTAATTCATCTCTAGCACTTTCATACTGCTTAGATAAAGCTTCATTTTTCTTATCTCCCTGTGCATTAACTTTATCTTCAAGCTGTTTAACGTATTTTTCCATTTGATATAACTTATCAACTTGATTAGTTACATCACCTTGACTGTTAAAGGTAAATCCTTTTTTTCCTAAGTAATACTTTAACTCATTTTGTTGAGTTGCATAATCTTTACTTAGTTTATTTTGGATTTGCTGTTGTTGTTTAAGAAGTTCTACTTGTCTTTTAAGATATGTTATTTTTTCATTTCCAAAAGCTAAGTCAGCTTTTTTACTAAGTAAATCTAACTCACTGGAAATTCTTTCTAAAACATCTTCTAAATCTTTAAAAGGATCAACATCAAGATTTAGCATATCAATAACTTTATTACTATCTAATGCTTTTGTTAATGCTCTTGATGATATACTAGCCATAGAAGAACTATATGATGATACAGCTTCTGAAACTCCCTGACCAGTTCTTGCCATACGTTGTATTGCTACAGTATCACTTTGAACTTGATTGGCAAACTCACTTAAAGGAGAAGCATTTACCTGTGCCACTTCATATGATTCAGGAACATATGTAGGAATAGCTCTTCCAGTAACTTTTGCTCCTTTGCTTTGAGTTGTAGGAGTTCCCTGTGTAGAATATTTTGTTACCACACTAAAAGTAGTCTTAATAGTTCTATTACCATAGCTTCTTACATAACTAGAAACCTTATTTGCTAAACCAGTAACATTTTTACTAGCTAAGGCTGTCTCAGTGTTAAATCTTGTAGAATAAGATTTCCCTGCTCTTTGTTTAATGTAACTATCTACATTATTTCTTAATCCTGTAACATTCTTACTAGCAAGTGCAGTATCAGTCTTAAATACTAATGTTTGTAATCCACCTGCTAAAGTTTTAAAACTTTCTATATTATTTCTTAATCCTGTTATATTCTGACTAGCAAGTGCTGTTTCAATTTTTACTGTTACACTAGGTAAAGAACTAAATGCACCTGAAAGGTCATTTATAGCATTTTTAAGATTATTTATTTGGTTTATAGATTCACCAGTGTCAGAGGTAAAAGATAACTTATATTCACCATCTTTTAATTTAGATGAGTATTCTATAAGTTTATTAAAATCTTCTACTGAGCCTTGTAATTCTCCATTATTAACTGTTAAGTTAATATCTTTATTATCTAGCTCATCAGCTTTATTCTTTGTTTCCTCAAGTTTTTGGTTAGTTTCATCTGCCCCTTCTTCTGTTACTTTAGCCTTAATTTCACTTGTTTTACCGTTGTTCTTTTCAAATTCTTCTAAGGCAGTTTTAAGTTCAGGGTCTTTTTCTACATTTAATCTATATTTAGAAATAACTTCAGGATGAGCTATTATCCATTCCTTTACTTCTTTATAGTTATTTAATTCAGATATAGCCTGTTGATTATCAACTATAAATTTCTCTGTATGTTCAGAATCAGCAGGAAGCTTATTTACAATTTCTGTATAATATTCTAGTCTATCTAATCCTATAACCTCAGTTGTGAAAAGAGTTTTTAATTCTTTCTTATCACCAAGTACAGATAATTTTTCTTCAAGTTCCTTGCTATCTATATTGACATTTTCAACTTTTCCATTAACATCAAATTTAAGGTCTTTTACATTTATTACACCTTCACCTAATGTTTTATCTAACTCCTCTTGAACTTGTGCCAATATTTCTTTTGACTGGTGAGTGTCCCCTAATTTAAATGCTGTCATAACATCTAGCATAAGTTCTACTTCGCCAACATCAACAACTCCGTCTTTATTAAACTCTCCTAATAATTTCCTTATTTGCTCAGGAATAGATTCATTATTTAGTGTGTTTAAAACAAGTTCAGGATTTAATTGTATTTTATTATCTATTGTTACAAGATTTGAGGTATCTGCTAATTGATATATTGCATCATTAACAGCATAGAACTGTTCCGCTAAATTTTGAGCTTCAACATCAAAGTTTAAAGACTTTTTAGTTTTACCCATAGTTCTAAGGAACTGATCTAAAGCATCTTCTGAACTCTTCATTATCTCAGGAACTTTTAACATAGACCTAGCCATGTCTTCTGATACACCTAAGAAATCTGCTACTTGAGGTACGAACTTATCTATTTGTGATTCATACTTTTCAACATCATAAGTTTCTTCAAGCTCTTGTCTAAGTTCCGCAACTTTTTGTAGTGCTGTATCAAACTCCCCTGAAGTAAGATTTTTAGACATATTGTAAACCATTTGGTCAACTCTATTTGAATCCACCTCTGACCAGTCAAAAGCAGAAATCATTTTTGCTCCAAGTTTTTGAACTTCTTCCCCTGCTTTCTTCATTTCAGAAGTGTCCATTAATTGAGCATTTATACCTTGTTTTGCTTTTGATGTTTGTTCAGTTATCTTAGCATGAGCTTCCTGAACTTTTTGATAGCTCTTTACTATCTGCTCATTGTATTTGTCATTTTGTTGAGCATAACTTTTTAACTCTCCTTCAAGGCTTTTGAAGTTAAGTCCTTCATTTATTTTATTAAGCTTTTTAACTAAATTTTCCCTAGCAGTACCTATAGCTTCATCTTGTTCTTTTAAAGCACTATCATCTAATTTAAAATCAGGAGTTAAGTTAAAGTTTAAAGTGCTACTTAAACTATCAAGTGCATTTTTACCAACTGCCATACTATCTCCTGCTAGTAAAGTTCTTTGTCTAGTAATGGCATCATCTAAGTTTGATATATATGTTTCTAAGCTACCATTTAAGTTTAGTATAGGATTATTCTCACTGTCATAACCTATTACCAAATCAGGAGATAAATCTGCAATTTGATGTTTTAATTCATTAAATGTTGCAAGTTCCTCAGCAGTTTTATTAGATTTTTTAGCTAATGTATCATACTGATCTGCTAAAGCTTCTAAACTACTTTTTTGCTTTTTATATCCTTCTAGTTGCGAAGCTGTAGTATCAGCTTGAGCCTGTAACTCCTTATCTAAATTCTTATACTTATTTACAGTTTTATCAAGTGCATATCCAATACCTGTAATCACTGCTGACACAGCCATGCCTTTTAATCCTGCTGAAAGCATACCTTTAAAACTTGGTATTAAATTTGCAGTCATAGACTTACCAAGTGTTTTTAATCCATTACCAAGTTTTTGAGTTACTGTAGTTCCCTTAGTAAATCCACTAAACATTTGCTTTAGTGGTATATTTCCTGCACTAGCTTGAGTTGCAACAAGCTGTAATGAATTTCCAACTTGTCTTATTTGATAAGAACTTTCACCAAATCCTGCTAGATTCTTAAGTAGACTTCCACCTGATGTAAATGCTGTGAAAGTAGCTTGTAATAATATTCCTGCATCATCCAAAGCTTTTACAACTGTTTCCACACCTTCAGATACAGATATTAGCACATCTAATGCACTCTTTATACTATCTGAATTTGCAAATGTATCTAATATAGAAATCCATGTTTGCTTAAGCTCATTTAGTTTACCACTGATACTATCTAAGTATTGAGTATTCTCTCTTTCTGCACTACCAAAATGTTCCTGATTAGATAATTGCTCTCTAACAGATAAAACATCTTTGTAGTTTGTCATTAAAGATTGGAAAACTTTGGACTGTTGCTTACCCGCTATACTTTCAGCTAGTCCAAGCTGTTCCTCTTCCGTAAAATCTCCCCAACGTTCATACAGTTCGTCAAGGATAGAAACCATATCTTTTATCTCACCCTTTTTCTTATCAGAGTAGACATCTATATTTGCTATTTCTTTAAGAGCAAGAGCTGTTTTATTTAAAGCTAGTTCGCCTGTATAAGCATCAGCTTTTATACCTGCCATATTAATGGCAATAGATTTTCAAATTGTTATTATCCCTAAGCTTTTTATCTTAGGCTCAGGAGGTTTCCCTCATTTCTTTATTTTACTAAAGTTATCGGTATGTCTTTTCATACCCTGTTTAGCATACATTTTCACCTTCAACTTAATGGTCAGGTGGAGGACACTCTTGGGATTATTATATTCTATACTTTTTTCATAAAAAAAAGCATAGTTTCAAATCCTATGCGTTAC